GCGTGCCACTGCAAGCCGTCAGTATGATTGGTGTGCTGTCCCTATGATTGGTAAGGCGGCGGCAATCATGCCTCCTATTGAAAGTTCAAGAGCTGTTGCAGCTGCTTGTAAAGTTAGGAATATTGGGGCTAAGATACCAACAACAGTAACAACCGTCCCTAGAATGACAACAAATTCTTTAATCGGACCAGGTAATCCGCTGAACCATTCAGCTACTTGCTTGACAATATTCCCCACTATTTCAAATACTGGCGCCAGTACTTCAGCAATTGCAGCACCCAACTCTGACATGGCCAAAGTAACTGAATTTTGAGCCGTCTGGAATTTATCTATTGGGTCCAAGGTGGCTTCGTATGTGTTTGAAACTAAACCAGCAGATTCTTGGGCTGTTTTCCCTAAATCTTCAAAACTTAACGCTCCACGTTTGATAGCATCAACCATTTGTGGCGCTTTTTTAGCCCCAAAGATCTCCATCGCAATGCTTAAAGCTTCTGTCTCACTCTTGCTGTTTTTGATGGAGTCTATTGTTTGTTTGAGGCCTTCGTTCATGCTTTTACCTTGTTTAGCATACACTCCTGCCGCTTTCGTCAATCCTGATAAAGCAGCAGATGAATCTACACCATGTTGCTCTAATTGACCAACAAGTGTGACAGCTTCTTCAAAACTAAGTCCCAACAATTTGATTTGAGGAGCGCCATCTGTTGCTTTCTTCATCAAGTCATCAACGGAAACACCCGTAGCCTGGGCGACGAACGTAGTTGAATCTAAGACTTTTGATAAATCATCAACAGTCATTCCGTATGCTTCTAAAGCCTGTTTCGACTGAATAGTCGAATTTGTGACATCGGAACCGTTAATTTCCGAGAATTTGATAATATCCTCTGAGGCACCCTTGAGTGCTTCGCCTGTAAGTTGAAATTGAGTGTTAACTTCTCCAACCGCATTCCCTACTGTTGAGAAATCTGTTGGTAACGATGTAGCGATTTCGTTTGCAACATCCTGCATACCTTGCAGAGCTTCTCCTCCAGCGCCTGTTTTAGTAACAATGATGTCCATCCCTTCGTCTACTTGACGAAAGGCTTCCAGAGCACTTTTTCCAAAGTCAACTAGTTTTTGACTAATCTCAGATAGCTTCTCAGAAAATTGGTTTAGTAACTCAGCCTTCAAGAGGTTGTTAGTCTCACCAAGACTATCTCCAGCTTGTTTCCCACTGCTGGCTAGCTTTTCCATTTCCTGACCAAGATTGGCGTAAGCGGTCTTAGCTTGGTTCAGCTCCGCTTCCATCTTGTTAGCTTCAGCTGAGTTTTCACCATATTCTTTTTTAGTGATTTCTAACTGCTTTTCAAGGTTTTCAATTTGACGAGCGACAATTTCGGACTGTGCACCAATCTTCTTTTCAGCCAATGCCAACTTGTCAGCTTCACTAGCGTTGGCACCCATCTGGCTTTCTTGTAGCTTAAACGAACTAACGACTTTTTCAGATTCGCTGGCAAGTAGTTTCTGCTCATTCTGCAATTCTTTCAGTTGAGTTTGGTTATTCTTGGTTGCATTCCCATTACCCTCAAGAGCCTGATTAACACTAGCTAGTTTCCCCTCATATCCTTTTAGGACATTTTGAGTCACTTCTACTTCACGCTGGAAAGCGCGATACTGATCTGCGCCAATATCTCCTTTTTTAAACTGCTCCTCAACTTGAGATTGAGCTTGTCTTAAGGTTTCAAGTTTCTCCTTGGTCGTCGCAACTTGCTTCTGCAAAACTTCTTGCTTCTGAGTTAGGAGCGTTACGTTCCCTGTATCAAACTTCAAGGCCTTGTCAATCTGTCTCAACTCCTGACTTGCATCAGTAGCAGCCTTATTGACATTTTTCAGCGCCTTCTGCAAGGGTTGCGTGTCGCCATCGATTTCAATTTTGATACCTTTGATATTTCCTGCCATATTTCCTCCTTTCATAAAAAATAGAAAAGCGCTGAGAGAATTTCTACCACTGATAATGCAATCAGACCAACGAACTTGGTCTCAGAATCGCTCTCTCAGCACTCATTTTTCTTTAAAAGCTGTCAAAATCAGCTTGCGTGGCTTTCCGTTCGCCACCCTTATCCTCACTCCGTAAATTCACATAATCCGTCTGATAATCCAGAGCCATTCCGATTGAAATGTGCTTTAGATCATCAATAGAAAGACCAGTTTCTTTACAGCAAGATAAGTAGGATTCTACTGTGAAGATTTCTTCGCTAGCTGATTCTGATTCATCTGGTGCTTTTTTGTCGTCATGCTCGCATTCAGCATTTCCATCAGCACAGGCCCAACTTCCTGAATCGGAAAGACTTCCATTTCCATGAAGAATTGTTCATAAGGCTTGATGTGAGGATTTGCAGATTTAGCAAAGGTCCAAAAAAGGCGGTTGAAAAAGGTCATATCAAACTCTTCTAGCATTGAAATGTCCATGTTAGTCTCTGTCAATTCTTTTTCAGCTTCCAGCTTGTTCAATTCATTCATGAATGATTGATTTTTCAACATTGAGAACAAATCTTGAAAATAATCTTTCCCAAATTGTTGCTTGTAAGCGATAGGAGTATAACCATTAGTGCCTAACTCATACTCCTGATCGCCAACCAAAACGATTTTACGCATAGATTTTCTCCTTAAGCTACCACCGCAGTAGGTTCATACACTTTCTTGAACCAGTTGTCATAAATTTCTTTATTATCAGCTGATGTGATAGAACGTTTAACAACTGAATCCAGAGGACGAGGACTTGCTTTAAAGCCGAGTTCACGCTCATTGACGTTTGTACCGTTCTTGGTTTTTGAGCCATTTCCTGGACGGCTCGCTGAACAGTAGTAAAGAACATGACGTGTTTTGTTCTTGTCCCCTGAAAATTCGAACATCAAGGCAAATGATGTGAATTCTGCATCAGCTTTTTCAGTCAAAACACCCGTCTGAGCATCTTTGATTTCACCCAAAATCTTAGTCGCAAACATTTCAATAATGTGAGAGATTTTGAATTTCCCTTCATACCCTTCGTTTGAGTTCATGAAGTGATAATCGATATCATCTGCTTTGATTGGTGTTGATTCACCCTTTGGATCCAATGTCAATTCCATTGCCCCAGGAAAGCGGAAAGTTTCATCGTAAGCAATCACTCCATCTGCACCAATTGATTTAATTGGCGCAACGTGAACATTTTTTAAACCATAGGTTACTTTATTTTCTTGAGTCATGTCATTCCTCCTTAGTATAGATAGACCGTATAAGACTTGACATAGAGTCTTTCAGTCTCGATAAATGTTTCTTCTTGAACATCGAAAAAGAGCTCGTGGGTTGTCCACAGCTCTTCCAGACGTTCTTCCAAATCTTCATCCTTATTCTCAAAAGCCAGCTCAACTGTCACGCTCTTAATCTGATGATTAACCGTGTTGTCAGCTGCATTGATGACTGGACTTGATTCATAATAGATCAGGTAAGGTAGGTCAGGAGCGTTCCCAGTTTTAAACGCTCGATAGGTGACAGGCAGGTTTACCTGTTCCAAAATAGCAGCAAAGTCTGATAGCTTCATTTCCCAATCTCCTTGATACGCTTCTCAAAGTTCTGAATCGCTTTTTCTTCAGCTGGCTTGATGTGAACAATACCAGCAACACGGCCACCATTTCTTGAAAGGTGCCCGTTCTCAAGTATGTGAGTAAGACTTGCAACTGCGTTGAACACAACGAAAGAGCCATTGGCCAGTTTCTTCTTTTTCCAACTTCTGCGATACTTTCCGTACCGTTTCGGACTTGTCTCTTTCAACTCATCCACAGTCTCATCAGCCACTTGCTCTGCAATCTGATCCACTTCTTCAGTAACCTCATCAGAGTAAGCTGCAAGCTCTTTCGCTATCAAATCAGCAAGGTCATTACTCATTTCAACACCTCTGACAAAGTCAACTCTAAAATTTCAGAATCGATAGGATAGGTTTTCAAGATACGATATTGTCTGCCTTCAAATTTCGCAAACTCCTGATTCTCATACTCAAAATTGCGAATCTCAACAACCAAGCTCGGTTTTAGACCTGCCTGGTTTGCTTGATAAAATTCAGAGCGAGTAACCTTCTTTTTACGACACAACAGAGTAACTTCAACATCTTCAGAGATTGGTTGTAGTAACTTGTCCTTACCTGTGACTTTTTTAGAGATCAGTTTGATTTCATGATTCCACATTCTTGACCTCTTTCTTTGATGCTATCTGTAAATTATGCAGTCGCCATTGAAGGTGACGTGGCATATCCACCCCACCCTCATAGCGATAAGCAGCATAGTCAACGATAAACATTTCATGGTCAGCACGCTCACCAACAAGCTCGATACCGAGGTTATCGGTCAATTCAGTGATGACACTTGAAATGATTTTTTCTAACGGCTTGTCTCTCAAGCGGGTTGAAATACCCAGCTTAAGCTTCAGCAATTCTAAAAGCTGACCTTCATCCATGCTTACTCCTCAACTTCCTTAGCAGGCTCTTCAGCAGTTTCCTCAACTGTTTCCTTAACTGTTTCTTCCTGCTCAACTGCGGGCTCTTCCTTAACTTCTTTTGTTTCAGGATCTGGTTTCTTAGGCTCATCATCTCCCAAAATCTCAAGGAAGATAGAGCCAGCAGTGTTAGAACCAGTCAAAAGACCGTTGGTAAAGCTATCTGTGGGCTCATATCCCTCACGAGGAAAGATATCGCCAACAGCGTAGTCATGTTTTTCAGGATCAGACAAGTCCTTGAAAGGACGAATTACTTTATAGCTCATACGCTACCTCCTTAAGCTACAACATCAGTATATGTTCCGAAGAATCCAGCTTCTTCATCTGCTTTCTTCACATCCAAACGGATAAAAAGCCCAAGCAATTGTCCGTAAATGTCATTGTTCACCCATTTAACGGATACTTGAGAACGGTCAAACTCTTTGACGAACTCAGTAACATCTCCGATGAAGAATTTC